GAGCTAATGATGTGACTCGAACACACGACCTGCTGATTACGAATTATGATAGTTTTGTTTCGCCAATTTCCGTGAATACCCGCAAAGTGCTGTGCCGTAAGGCTTCCGGGGTTTTTGTGTTTCGTGGCATTTCGCCAATTTGGGCCGGTTTCGGTTGAAATAAACCCCAAATAAACCCCAAGCAAACCCCAGCGTCCACACCGTTTTTCCCCGATGTGGACGCTGGGCCTGAGCCATCAAATACCCGGGCTGTTTTCACTTTCGGCCGGCTGCTCGAAGTTGGCTGCCTTTGCGCTCTCGAAGGTCACGCCGCCGGCGCGGTGGTCCGACTTGGCCATATTCAGATAGAACGAGCACACAACGCCGTGCGCTGTCCAGGGTAGGCCCACCATGGCAGACAGCCAGGGGAGGGAGCCGGTGTAGCCCTTGTGGATGCAGTAGGCAGCCAGCAGCAGACCGCCCACGGTGACCACCCACAGCAGCGACCGGATGTCAGACACCAGCCGCTTGGAGTATTCCGGCTTTTTTTCTTTCGTTACCTTGATGGTCATACCTTGCCGATAATCTTCGCAAAGCGATAGAGCACCGTGGCAAACTGCTCACGGGTCAGGACGTCCTCCCACATACAGTTCGGCTCGCCGTCAATCTCTGTGCCGTTGCCGGTGATCAGGCCGACCTCCTGCGCCCACTTCCGGGCCTCCTCGCTGTATGCGCTGCTGTCGTTGTCCTGCAGGCTCTTGCGAAGCTCATACCAATGCTGCATCCATTCTTCGTGCGTCACGTCCTCCTCAGCCTCCTTCTGCTGGTTATATGCGCGGGCATCCACCCACCAATAATATTTGACCTGACTCCGGAAAGTCCCCGGATCGCCCTCAGTCCTGACCTTCCTGGTGCTGGCCGGATCATTGATGTGGATCTTGTTGTCTGCCCACCACACCACCACGAAATGCCCGCTGGAAGTCCACAGTCCCTTGTTCATCAGAGCGATGAGGTAATAGCCCGCCTGCAGCATGGCCAACGCCTTCGCATGGTTGGTGTGATCCGGCTTTCCGTAGGTATTTGTCCAGTTCAGCATATCGCATTTGATGCCGAATGCCTCAAACTGGGGCTTGAAGTAGGAGTAATAGGTTCCCTGCTTCAGAGCCTTGTAGCCGTGCTCAATAGACCACTTGCAGGCATCCGCCGGCGTGAAGGTTTTGCCCGTGAGCGTCTCAATCAGCATGGCCGCGGCGGTGGGGCCACAGCCGGAGCTGCCGATTGTAGAATTCTCACCAGGTACACGGTAGGGTTCGGCCTTCCAGCGGCCATCTGTCTGGAGGTACAGGATTGGCTGCTTATTCATGGGAACGCTCCGTGTCCTGGTTCATTCCCGAGATACCCTCTTGGGTCTTCGTGGCCAGCCATGCGCCCGTCTTGTTCAGCGTGGCCACGATCACATCAATCTGGTGATCCAGCCAGGATGTAACCTTGATGCCGGCAGCCTGCAGCTGGGCGATGACCAGAGCCTTCTTGTCCGCGCCCATGCCGGAACCTTGGATGGTGCTCTCAGCCTTGTTGATGAGGTCTGTGGCGAGCTGGAGTACCGCCTGACGATTGCCCTTGATCAGAATGGCCAGGATGAAGCAGCCCAGCGCCGCCACACCGTAGATCAGAATTTCATGCAGTTCCATGTTAACGTCTCCTTTCAGTCTCCATGTGCTTTTTTGTTCAGGTACTTTTCAATCTTATTGATTGCTTCGGACACAGGCCCGTTGCACCCCTGCTCCTTCAGGCCCTTCAGGCAGGCCAGGACGCCATATGTAAGAAGTGTCTGCTCCTCGTTGATACCGTGCATATCCTCGGCCAGAATCTGCTTCATGGCTTTCATATCGGCTTCGTGCTTTGCCTTCAATGCCGCGATGTCTGTGGTCTGCTTCTCCTGCTGGTCGAACCAGCGCACACCCTTTGCAAAGCGCTGGATCAGCAGCACCGCTGCAGTAATAACAGCTCCGGTCGTGATGATCGTCTGCGGCGTCAGTTCAAACGTCATCAACCTGCCTCCATTACCTCTTCAATCTCGCCGAGGTCATTCCACTTCGCGCCGGCGGTGCCGGGTGCCCACACATTGTTATCCTGCCCAGAACGCCATACATGGCCGTCATGGGTGCAGCAGTCATCCTTGGCGTAAGGAGACGTGCTCAGAGCGATGAAAGGCAGCGCCTTTTTCGGATCCGTGGACCACTGGAAGCCCCACTGCGCCGGCAGATCCTCCGGCTCCTGGGGGTAGACGGTGGAATCGTAGTTCTGCAGGAGCTTCACCACACGGCCGGCCGTAGATCGGCAGACAAAGCCCACCTTGCGCTCCAGCATATTCTTCCGAGCTACGGCAGCTGCGAAGCTGGGGATCTTGCCATCCTCCGCATACAGCTCCGTTCCGGTCATGCCGGCAGAACGCGTCTGAAGGTCGGTCGCATCCAGCTTGCCCTTTTCCTTCATGGCGTCAAAATAGATCTGCTTACTCAACGCTGTTCACTCCTTCCTCGTAGGCCGCATCCAGACCGGTCTCTAATTCAGCAGCAGTGCCGGCTTCACGCAGCTCCTGAATGGTGGTTGCCTGCTCCTGAATCGTGGCGGTCTGGCTCTCAATCTGGCTTTCCTGCGACTGGATGGTGGAGGCCTGCGCCGTGATCGTGCTGTCCTTCTCAGCGGCAGCGCTCTCCAGCTCTGCGATCTGTTCCTGATACTGTGTCACATCGCCGAGATACTGGCTGGCCGTCTGCAACTCCACCGTGTAGTGACGGCCGCTGTTGTCGTACTTGATATCAACGACCTTAAAGCCGTAACCCTCCGGCAGTCCCTGTTCATTGGCGTCCTCGCTGAGACGCTGGATCGTGGGCTTGGCCCAGTTGATCTTCTCAATCTGCTCCAGAAAGGCGTCATCCCGCTCGAAGATCACCGAATAGCGGCCGTTGGCCGGATAGTGACGACTGATTGGCCCTGCCGTCACGCCGTCGATCTTCCAGCGTTTTCCGAAAAATCTGCCCATAAAAATTCCCTCCTCTTACTCTTTTGCATGGATGCAGAACATGGATTCCAGCTGCGCCCACGTTGTCGGGTTATCCTCAAAATACTTCCAGGTCATATTTACGCTTTCCAGATCGGCCCATGTGATGCCGCTGATCACAAAGCGCAGGTGTGCCGGCTTGATCTGCTCTACAACGGTCTTCAGTTCTGCCACGTCGATGGTCGCCAGCTGATTTTTCTCGCCCCAGAAGCTGAGCGAAAAGCTGTAGTCATCGTTGACCTCTACCTTCGCCTCATAGCCGGTGAGCGCCTCTGCCAGCCCGCGGATCATCTCTGAGGTGGTATTGCCGCTGGCCACGAGCTTCTGCCGGATGGCCGCGCGGCGGGTCGCCAGCGGCAGTGAGTTGTCGGTTTCAATGCCCACCTGTTGCTCCCAGAGGGTGAGCCCCCAGGTGGCTGTGTCTACGAAAAACTGCGCCATCACGTCCTCCAGCGCGGCCTTGGCCTCGAGACTGGCGTCCTCCAGCATGTCGATCAGGGCTTTGCTCTGCTCAGACGCATAATGGTATTCGGGTACCCGTTCCCGGTTCGGTAGTGTACTCATGTGGTTTTCCTCCCTCAGCTGATGGCAACTGTTCCAACCACCGCGGCATCTTCCGCATTGATGGTGATGGCCGACATGCCGCCGTCCACCGTCAGAGCGCTGTAATCTGCCACGCCGGGGCATTGCAGCAGGCAGGCCAGAAAGCGGCTGAACGGAACACGCACCTCCTCACCGAAGGTCTGGCTGGCCAGCAGTTCACCCACCGCCGCCGTCAGCTGATTCTTCACGTCCTCCGTGGTGTATCCGTCCAGTAGCGTCACGGTTGCCGTCAGCGGGATCTCCCGCGTGACCACGCTGACCACGGTGACCGTGGCACCGATGGGACGTTCCTCCTCGATGTGGTCATAGCAGTTCTGCCGAATCGTTTCATCCACCGGCCCCCGATCCGCTCCGGCAATAATGACCCGGACAGTCCCGTTCCCGTTCCACAGGGGTTCGCAGTTGGCATAGGCCACACCGGTAGTTTCCAGCGCCCAGGTGATATAGTGGTTCTTATTTCCGGATGTGATGGGCAGCGTCCGGCGTTGATGATACCGGGCAAAAAAGTCGATGTCACTCTCCACGTCTACGCCGCCGACCGCTGCCTCGGTATTGGTCACGCTGAGAACGCCGGCAACGTTGACATACATGGCCGTGATGCTGTCGGGTGGGAGGTTATAATCCGCACCCACCTCAGCGGCCTCTGCGGGCGCTGTTGCGGAGCCATCCGTGATGATGGCCTCCTCGGTCGTCAGGAACTGCAAACCGCTCTCAGGCGCATAGAGCGCCGTCCCGGCGGCAATATATGTACCCTCAGTCCCCGTGAAGGCGATTTCCACGGTGGCTTTCTTGCCGGCGGCGCGAACCATGCCGATCTGCGCCGCATTTTTATCGATGTACTCGCCGGAGGTCTCATCCGGAAAGGCCATGTGAAGCAAGCTCGGGAACTGCTGGTACATCTTGAACAGCTGATAAGCCGCTACGCTTACCAGCGTATTTGCGTAGGACCCTTCTCTGATGCTGACGTCAACTCCTTTGGCCGTCAGGTCAGAGAGCATGCTCGCTTTGATGCTTTCCGGCGTCAGCTCGTCATAAGGCGATGTCGCAGTCATCGATGGTCACCTCCCCATAGATCGTTGTCAATTTGAAACTCAGATGCAGGACTGAGCCCTCGAAGCTCACGCTTACCTGCGTGACGTTCGTGATATACGGATTGACCTGCAGCGTTTCCCGTACAATGCGGATGGCCTCAGATTCCCGCACCTCTCCGGAATATGCCTGCCCCAGCAAGGTATTTCCGTCAAGGCCGTAGTCGGTGCTGAACACGTCGTGGTTGAAGCGCATGGTGTGCAGCGCATTCCACGCCCACACCAGAACGGCGCGCCCCCCCGTCACGTATACGGGGTTTCCACCTTTCCAGACGGGTTTGTTCGTCCGGAAGTCCCAGTCCACCTCGCGGTAGAGCGGAAGGCCGTCAGAGCCGGTCAGTTCCCCGGTATCCGGCTCTGAGATCAAAGGGAACAGGCTCACGGCAGCTCCACCATCCTCTCGAGAAGGTAGTAGGTCTGCCCGTCGCTGGATCGCATGAGCAGAACCTCGTCATCAACCTGGAGAATTGTCGCACCGTAGACGTACTCCTCCGGCCGGGTGGCCACGCCGATGGACAGCGCACACTTGCACACAAATTCCTTCATAGGAAGCCGCGTCCGGACGCCGCGTCCTTCAACAGGCTTCTCCTGGATGAAATTCGAATACATTGACTCCGGCACACGCAGGTCATCCCTGTCAAGGTCGAGCCCGTCGGCGCGGATCTTCAGCGGCCGCAGGGAGAGGATCTTTCCGATGGCGTAATACGTCGGTGCCTGCTCCCGGGCCTGCTGCCGGATGTGGTTATTCAGCCCCAGATAGGGGTCTCTGGCGTCGCTCATTTGACCTCACTTCCTGCGTCGGCCGTTGCCATCACATTCCGGCAATTCAGCGTCAGCTTCGTGTAGTAATTCTTGTTCTTCCAGGTGTGGACATCGGCGTCGATCCAGAAAATGCCGGTCAACCCGGTCTTACCCTCTCTGACCACCACGGTTTCTCCGGTCAGCAGGCTCATGTCTCCCAGAACGTTGACCGTCACGGTCTTCTGCAGCTTGCCGTCTGCAAGGATCTTCTTGGCAGACGCATCAGCCCTCGCTGCTCCGTCATTTCCCTGGGTGACATGCTGCTCCATCACGCCGCAGAGCTTCTGTGCCTCGCTGTCACCCATTCTCCGCAGAAAGTTACCGTTCTGGTCGTAGATGGCCACGCTGTTGACCATTTGGGTCGCATCTTCCTTCGTGGTGGCGTTCATCAGGTTGGATGCAGCCTTCAGGACCAGACTGGACGTGCTGACGGTGCGCTCCTTCACCAGCAGGCCGGCAGGGGTATAACGGATCGCATAGACCTTCCCGTTCTTCTCGCTGGCCAGTGTCCATGCGGTGGTGATCAGCTGGTTCAGCTTCACGCCGGTAAATTTTCTCCGGAGCGGAATGCCTGTGTGTGGCATCTGCGCAATGGGGATCCCTCGGTCGGCGCAGGCCAAACGAGTCATCTCCTCCGGCGTTGCGCCGGTGAATTTGTAGGTGCCGTCATTGCGCTGCAGATAATAGCCGTAGTCAAAGGCGGTGAAGGCCATGGTACTGTCTTCCGAGCCGAGGCTTCTCTGCAGCACAATGCCTACAAACTTCTTCTCGCCACCGTCGGTCATCGTGACCAGGTCACCGATCTCCGGTACCGGAAGCTGGCTGTTTTCGATGTAAGCTACCTCGCCGGTCAGCTGTCGGCTGATGGTAGACTTATCGCCCGACCATGTCCAATACGTCAGGATATCCGTGATGTCCCGGGTACCGGACTTGGATTTGGTCAGATAGATCATCATGCGGATCCCCCCAGCAAAACCGTCTCGGACGGAACCTGTATCGTCACACCGGGATAGATCAGATGTGGATTTTTGATCCCGTTATATTTGGCCAGAGCGTTGTAGTACTTTGCGGAAGATTTGCCGTAATACCGGCGGCAGATCACCGAGAGGGAGTCTCCGGAGACGATTGTATATGACTGCGTTTTTCTGGAGGAGGAGGCATCGTTTGCCCGACCGTTGTTCTGGGTGCCGCCAGCCGCGGCCACTTCCTTTGCCTCCAGGTCGCAGTATTCACGGATAGCCACGGTAACATAGCGGTCACCAGTACCATCTTTCTCGCTCTGCGTGACGTCCTCGATGTAGATAAGGGTGTTGATCTCTGTCCCGGTGATCACCATACGGATGACCTTCCCGTCGGCAGCCCAGGCGTTGAGGTAGTCCAGATAATACTGAGGCTCTGCGTGGGAGCCCGCCTCCATCCACGGATAATCCTGCGCCGGGAGTAGGAAGTCCAGGTTGCCGGAGAATCGCGTCATGCCGCCGGGGCGATAGACGTCCCCCAGCGCATTGATGTTGATGGTCTCGATGCGTTTGCCCACCGTCCATTGGTAGGTGTCCGGCGTTACCGGCATGACCAGAGAGACGCTGTCACGAATAAAACAGATCTGCACCGGCTCACCCCCTCATTCCGGCCAGCTCCATCTTCTGGAGCAGTGCCGCAGCCACGCGGTCAATGTCGGCGTCCTCCCGGATGGTCACGCCATTCATAATGATCTGCACGCCGCCGGAGCCGCCATTCCCGCTTCGCGCCTCCTCGGCAGTCAGCACCTGCTCGCCCTGGTGGAGCAGCGCAGGGAAATTGTCATAGGGTACATAGTCAATGCCCACAGCGTAGCCGATGGCATTGCGCGGGACAACATTGGCGTAACCGTAGCCATTGGCAATCATCGTATTTGTACCCGAAGACGTGCCCGTGGTCTGTGTGGTGGCCGTCCATGTTGCCGCACGGCCCTTCGTAAGATTCTGCGACAGGTCATACTGCGCTTTCCAGCCGCCCAGTGCTGCGGTGTTCTCCCGAATCGCAGTAATCATGTCGTTTTCTGCGTCGGTCTGGGCGCGGACTGCCTCGCTGGAATCATACTGCGCCTCAGCCAAGGCGCGTGCTTCCTCCAGATAGGTCTCCACCAGCGTGCCCGCCTGCGTGTTCCCGTTGTTATAGTCTTCCATAGCCTGCTGGTACAGCCCGGCCAGCTCCTGAAGGCGTTCTGCGTTACCGTCGCTCCAATCCAGCGCGGTTTCCTTGCCAGTGAGCACCGCTGAAAGAGCTTCCTCGGTATATTGATCCGCAAGGTTTTCCAAAGCGGCTCGGCCTGCGCCGATTGCCTTATTGGCCTCCTGAAGAGCATCACCCAGCTCGCCGCCATAGCTCTCGATCTGGGCAGCTATGCTCTTTGACCTCTCTTCGTTGTAGCCCTCGCCCATAGCCGAATCGATGTCGGCCTGGACGTCGCTCAGGTTATCCGTCAAGGCGTCATAGCTGGTGGCCAGCTTATCCGACAGGCCGCCATAGGTCTCGTTGATGTATGTCAGGATAGCCTCAGCGGCATCTGCGCCGCTGATCTTTCCCTTGGTCACCATCTCGGGGATCTTTGACTTATCCTTGCCCGTGGAATTGGCCAGAGCCTGATAGACGTCTACGCCGCGCTCGGAGAAGTAATTCAGATACTCCGTCGTTGCCTTTCCCGAGGTTCGCATGCGGCTCAGGCCGGAGATGAACATCTTGACGTCAGAGGAACCCAGATTCAGGCCGGCAGAGGCATCCGACAGCGTCTGGAGCACACCCAGCGTTTTCTCCGCGTCGTAGGTATTCAGCAGAAGCTTGGAATACCCTGTGATCTCGTCGTAAGAATAGTTGGTGGACGTTGCCATGGCTTTGACACGGTCCAGATAGGCGTTTGCGGCCTCGTCACCACCCAGCTTCTGAGCGAAGGCCATCTGCGTCTGCTCACGGGAGCCTGCGATCGTGCTGCCGGAGGAAAGGCCTGTATCGGTAGTTGCGCCAGCATTTTCGTACAGCCCTGCGTACCAGTCTTTGTAAGCATCGTCGCGCTTTTCAAAAATCTGGATCCCGCCAGATACCAGACCAACGCCCGTCCCGATAGCCGCACCGATCGCCGCTCCGGCCGGCCCACCAACCATGAAGCCGGCAGAAGCACCTGTAGCAGCCGTAGACAGCGCGCTGGAAAACATGGAGCCCCCATCATCGCCGAGGGCACTTCCTGCAATAGCATTTGCCCCCTGGGACAGGATCTGCTTGGCGGCGTCGCCTATGCCGCTGACTGCGAGAGCATTGATCACGCTTTTGCCGAAGCTCGTGCCCCCGCCACCGCTGTCTGCAGAGTTTTCGGCCTTGGAGATGGCCTTTTCTGTCTCCCTAGCCGCGCTGGTCACGGCTTTCAGATTGCGAACCATGTTGTCGTAGTTGGCCTGCGCCAGTTCCAGCTTCAGGCCATCTGCAGCCGAGTGCGTCAGATCGAACTGTTTCTCGGCAGCCTTCAGCTCTGATTTGGCTTTGCTGAGATCCATCTTCATGGTGATCTTATTTTTATTCAGCGCATACAGCGTATCCTCCAACTTGTCTACGTCCTTGCTGAAGGACTTCGTCACGCTGGACATTTTCTTGATCGCATCCGAATAACGATCCGTAGACTTGACAACAATAGATGTCTCAGGCATATTTCCTCCCCCTTTCTTGACATTTTTGAGGCTTTTGCTATAATGAAAACGAGGTGAATTGTATGCTCGTGTTTGGTTTACTTCTTTTTATCCCCGGGTGCGTTTTTGGTATCCGCTGGTTTTCCGAGCATAAATTTGAATATATCGACGGCGTCAGGCCCTCTCGCCAGCTGGATCGGAACTTCTGGTTGTGCATGGGTTGCCTGTGTCCCTCGTTGCTCCTGATGTTGGCAGGGGCGATTTCTTGGCTGTAAACCGAATTTATACCGCTTCCTTCGGGAAGCGGTTTTATTTTTTCTTCCGCTTCGTAGACCGCACCGTGTGCTGTTTCTTGCCAACAGGCTGTGGCCGGCGCTGATTTGCCTCATAGGACGACATCGCCAGGATCAGGTCATGCCAACCTGTGCCGCCTTCCCAGAGTGCCCGAAGATCTCCGAGGCCCCAATGGTGAGCAGAAAACAGGTAGTATAGCAAGCCTAATTCCGGGTCGCTGCCGTCCGTCAGACGTTTTTTACTTCGGTGATGGTCAGGCGGCGGTATCCGCTCAACCGTTCGATGACCTGGGCAAGATCGGTGATCTCACCGGCCAACAGCATCTTCTTGACCGCATCTGCCGGCGTGGCGCCGCCGAACTTCTCCAGCAGCCGCTCGTCCTTCAGATTGGGCTCCACGCAGCCAGCCAACAGGATATGGACCTCCGTATCCTGGGTAAACCGTTCAATGTCGTGCACCTTACCGTAAGGCAGCGCCTTCAACTTGAACACCACATCGTGCCCGGCAAGATCGCTCAGTCGGTCGATCTTGTAGGCGGCGGTGGGAAGTTCCTTTTCCACGTTGGGGATATCGCCGCTCAGCAGCAGATCCAGCACGGAAGGCTGTGCGGCGGTCTTTGTCATCTCAGTTGCCATAGTGTAACCTCCATAATTGAGAACGGCCCCGCCCTCATCTCTGAGGACGAGGCCGCTTTTTCAGGAATCCATCACGGTATAATCCTCGGCGGTGAAGGGTGCTTCGATCTGGCCCAGCTGGGCGGCCTGCCAGTCAGCCAGCGTCAGGTCATCGAAGGAAACACCCTTGACGGCAATGCGCTGGTTATCGGCATTGTCAGGATCATCCAGGTTGCTGATGATGGTGTGGCGCAGATCCTTGCCCTGCTTCAGGGCCTCCGCTTCCAGCTTGATCAGACGGCTGGTTGCGTTATAGATGCGAATGGTGCCGGTGATGGACACGGCGGTCATCTTCTTGCCGGCCACCAGCGTGCGGCAGCGTGTCACGTCATCCTTGGTCTTGTTGACCTTGATCTGGCAGCCGTAGCACTCGGCAACCTGCTCGCCGTCCAGCCAGAGCTCACCCCAGGTACCGCTGCGTACTTCCGCAGCATTCAGAATATCAGACATCGTTCTCCCTCCTTACTGTGCTTCCAGCGTGATATGGAAGTCCTCCATCGCATCCAGCACATGGCCGTACAGATAGAGGAATACGTGGCTGCCGGTATCCTCCTTGCGGAGGGCTTCGTCGGTCAGAGCTTTGATGCGAGCAATTTCCTCGGTGTCTCCGGCCTCTTCTGCGATCCCCAGCAGATAAGTGCGGATCGCATCGGCGTCCAGCTCAGCGCCGGAGCTGCCCTCCTGGATGACGTTTTGCGCCTCCAGAGAGGCGAAGAAGTCAGAGAAGGCCACCAGCAGGATGCACTTGTTGTCATAGGTGTTGGCGCACTTGCCCAGATATTCGTCCTCAACGGTGGTGATGGCATAATAGCGGATCAGATCCAGCGCAGCCACGAGCTTAATCTTCTTCAGCATGTCAGGATCATCCTCGGCCAGAGTGGTCTTACTCGTTACCGCACGGCTCAGCTTCACCTGTCGGCCATCGTCGATCAGAAACAGTTTGCCGGCGTCCACAGCACTGTCGGGATCTGCCAACGTATCCACACCGGTCACCTCCGGCAGAGCCGCATAGGTGGCGCTGCAATAAGCAGGCGTGCCTGCCAGAACGCCGGCGATGCGGCCGGCGTACTGGGCGGCCGTGAATGTCCCCTCGCCGACCTTGATGCCGCTCGAAACAAAGTTGATCACGCCTTCATCATCGGCGGCCACGTTAGGAAGGATCACCTTGCCCACATAGCGCTTTGTCCGCTGCGCCTTGACCTGTGCGGCCAGAGCGGTCGCGTCAGCAGAGGCAATGTCCACGGGGCCGACCAGATAATCGTAACTGTGAACGGCCAGAGCCTGAAAGCCAGTTTTGATGTCGGCATCTGCACCGATCACGCTAACATAGAGCGTGGTCGGCTTGGTAATGTAGCCCAGCATCGCGCGCTTGATGGCGGCAATGTTGGCAGCACCCAGCTCGCTGGGGATGTCGCTTTCGCGGTTGATGGTATGAAGGCCGTTGGCCTTGGCATCACGCAGAATCATGGCAACGATGCCGGAGGACACGCGCGTGGCCACATTGTCAGCAGCCTTTTTCAGAGAAAAAGTAAGTTCGGGAAGTCCCATTGTATCGCTCCTCTCAGTTGATGTCTCCCCGAACCGTGACGGAATAAGCGTCTGCGGCGGGGGTGGATGCTCCGGTATCGAGCCCGGGGCGGTTGTCCATCCAGGACAGATTGATTTGCACATACGCCCGGTCTGGGTCCCGGGGCAGCACCTTCAAAAGCGGCTTCAGATGCCGGTGGCCTACCATCCAGCCCCGAATGAGCAGCTCCGTGACTGCGTCCGTCTCCTGGGAAAGCCGGTACCAGGACGCATCGTAGTGCTCGTCCAGCTCATCATAAAGCGTCAGGCGGATCTGCAGGTCATGACGGATCAGAAAGCGATTGCCGTCAGTCAGATCGTATTTCTCCACCGTAAGCCAGAAGGAAGGGCGGTTGAAGTCTAATGGGCATACGTCCACATAAAC